CGATAGCGGAACTGGTAGTTTTCCGCGCTGACTGATGTCAAGGAACCTTTGAGCACGCGTACGTTCGGTTGTTGATTTAACTTTAAGGCGTGCCTCACAAAGGAGGGCAACGTCCTCACGTTCACCATTAAGTAACGCTTGGAAAAGGGCATCATTCTTTGCCAGTGCAAGTGTTTCTTTGCCGGTAGTTTTACTGACCTTAGTCGGGGGAGTAACCCCGAGGCTTTGAAGTATGTCAGCAAACTTAGGGTTCGACGCAAGCTCACTCTCTTGTATGCCAAGCCTTTGTAGTAGTCCTTCACGCAGTTCTCCTTCTTCTGTGAGTGCTTTGATAAGCATCTGTTGGTCAAGCTCAAGCTGTGGTCGTGTGTACATCTTGAGCGTCATGTCGATCAAACGCAGTTCGGATTTGGGATAACCTGCTCCGAGTCGGTTGAAGATTTCTTCGCACAGGTACACGTCATGGGCACAGTACTCGGCAAGTTCTCGTTCGATGTCCAGTCCCAACTGTAGTAAACCGTTTGTGCTGTTGACAGCGGTTCCTTTAGCAGGCAGTCCAAAATCTGCTGCAAGTTTGGCGAGGGAATTACCAACTTCCACGCCACGTAAAGCTCTCGCCATTGATAGTGTGTCGAAGATGAAGGCTGGTCTGGCGTTATATACCCACTCCATAATTGATACATCGAACTGTGCGTTGTGCGCAAGCACTGCGGTTCGTCCCCAATCGACTCCAGAAAAGTATTCAGATAGTCCTGATCCACCAACCCATTCAATCGGATCGTCGGTTCCGAATTCGTGTACGCATACTCCAAACGCAAGAAATCTTTTGTCACGTATGTACTCCTCTGTTGTCATCTTTGATAGTGTGTAGTCTTTGCTGTCCCACCGAGTTTCAAAGTCAATGGTGATGATGCGGTCAAATGGTTTAGTCAATTAAATGCCTCCTTGGGGGGAGCGTCCATAGTGTTTAAGAATCCAAAAAAACTGTTTACTTCCACCAACATATCTGAGGCCTCCATCTCATCACAGTTCAGCGTTGTAAGTCCTGACAGTTCTTCTCCAATCTTAATCATCAGCACAGCTTTGTTTGCATCGGGGCCGTAGCATGAGATTAGCGCCAGCACCACCAGCTTGAAGTGTTGCTTCTCGTCATCGTCCATCAGCGCCAGCCGCGCTTCTATTGTTTGTTCGTCAGCCATTCTTTAATCTCCCACAGTTGGTTAATGTTTTCTTCGTTCACGACAAGGGCGTAGCCCCCTGCGTTTTGTATTCTGGTCAACTCACGTTCTTGCAAAGCTGTTGTTGTCCCCTTTCCTGCCTTGCATTCAATACCAAGGAACTGCCCCTCAAGGCAGCCGATGATGTCAGGTATGCCAGCCCTGCCCATGCCGTTTTGCATGGGTGAGAAGTGATACACCCCCATCTGGTCAAGTATCTCCTTGACCTTCTTTTTAACTTTCGCTTCCGGTGTTAACGCCATCTTGTACCTCCGCCAGTTTCATCATGTAGTGTCTGCACTTACCCAAGTCATCGCTGCCTTCTTTGCGGCCAGCACGCAATGCGTACTTGATGGCGTTGCCCTTGAGGTATCCAACGAATTCTTCATGTGTCAGGACAGACTCCATCAGTTCCCAAGGCTGTACTGCCATCTCTTTGTAATGGTTGCCGCTGATCTGTAAGTCATCAGCCCGTGTTCCGTTGAGGTGTTTGTCCATCTCTTCTCTCCCTTATTTTGTTTGATAGTTCTTGACGTAACCACTTGGCACCGCCCAAGCGTTTCCATTCCTCAAAATGTGATTTAGTTAGCCGAGCACCTATGTGTTTGCTGTCGCCTGTTAACTCACTCTTCGGTCTTGGCATCGATAGTTCCTTCATGGAATGGTGCGTTCTTTTTTAAATACTCTTCAAGCAACCTCAAAAATCCAACCTCAACACAAGCACGTATTTCTGCCTGCGTGAAATCGCAAGTTATCGTTGCTGTCCCGTCTTCATTTTCCGTAACTGTTTTGACAATCATGTTGTTCTCCTGCTAGTTTGGTTGTAAAAATTAAATGGCATTTGGTGCATCGCCAAAGCGTTCCTTGCTCGACAACCACATTGCCCCGTCTGCGTAATTTACCAAAGAATGTTCTGATTGCTTCAAGCATTGTTCTTCTCCTTGAGTTTTGCTTTTAACTCTGCGTTCTGGCGCAACAACTCCTCAATCACACGTAAATTGTCTTTGCGTCTGTCCTCTAGTGCGGTTATTACTTGTTGCACCGCAAAATTTAACGAGCTTATTTTGTCAGCTAAAACATGGGATTGATACCATGCGTAGTCGCTTCCAGTTCCTTCTGTTAACACGCCATCTTCTTCCATGCTCAGTTCTGTGATGGGCGGTGTAATGGGGTTGATGGGTTTGGTTTTCATGTCCTACTCCAATCTGTATATCCAAGAATCTTCATCCTCGATGTTTCGTGTATTGCGTCACACCAAAAGCGGGCACCGCCCTCTGTTACAACGAACCGCCACAGCGTTCCATAGTCGTCGGTCGTGTACCAAACATTGCGTTTCGTAAGTCTGCCATTGATGTTGTGGGTTTCAATCATGTGTTCTTCTCCTTGAGGTTGGTTTTGCAAGTATGGTCACAAAAGAATGAACGGCATTTAGGGCAAACTGGCATCGTGTATGCCTTATGCTCATGCTTGACAGGCTCTTGGCTTTCCAACTCTGCAATAGCTTTGGCGGCTACCAGTTTGGCAAAGCGTTCAAGGTCTTCTAAACTAAAACCCCACATAGTTAATCTATGTGTATACGCCCCAGAATCCCAAGCCATCTTAATGATTTCATCTTGTGTCATTCTTGCCTCGCTTTCATCATTGCATTTGATTTATCAAACACCATTGCAAAAGTAAACCTATGCGTTTCTGCATCTCTAGACTGTGGTCTTATCGAATGCGGTATTTCTCCGTCAAACAAAACCAACCTGTGTGGCGTGTAAGGTAAAGCAAGTTCTATTTCTGTCGCCGTCTCGTTGTAAAAAAGTGTTTCACCATACCAATGTGTTCTCCAAATTGGGTTTGCATAGTAGAGCAAAACATATCTGTTTGCGTGGGCGTGCGGAAAATGTATATCCGCTGGGCTAGATAAATTTATCATTGCATGGGCAAAAGTAGCGCCCTTTAATTCTTCAGCTATTTCTGATTTAAGTGCAACAGGAAAGACTTTGCTTGAAATACATTCATCCATGGTAAGTGATGAATAAAGATACTTATATTTTATTTGCTCTTCCGAATCACCATCGCTCCAACCTATTCGATACAAAGAATTGATTGCATACTGAAAAAAGAAACTGGCATCAACATAATCAACCAAGCCATCCCATATTTTAATTTCTTTGTTGCTTTTTGTGGTAAATGTTTTCATTCTTCCCTCGCTTTCAACATTTCATCTGCCCATTTGTATGCCGATACAGAGACTGCATCTGCGGCACGTTTGCCCTCATCAAAACTAAAATCTTCTGGGAAAACAAAGTCCGGATGCCATCCCCTTGCTGAGATATATCCTTGCATAGCCTTTGCCGCAAAGTAATCACGCAAGGTCATGCCAGATACGTTGTGGTAATGAGCATTTGGAAATGCTGGTGGGTTGGTTGGTCTGTTGAACTTAGTCATTTGTGCCTTTACATTTTCTTGTTTAACCTTGCTCTCTCGTTCGGTGTCGTTGAATTCAGTCATGCTTTCTCCCTTAGTGTTTTTTGTAGTTGCTTGGCAAGATATTGTGCAAAGTGCAAATCAATCTCCTCGTCTAACAACACAGATTCATCGAACACAGTTCTTGCCATTTCAATAACATCACTGAACACGCGTTTGTTCAGTCCAAGTAGTTGATACTTCCTTTGATTTTCAAGCTTTGTGTACGATGTGTTCCAACCACAAGCGTGGCCGTAGCACAGGCGTGGTGACATATGTTCGCGGTGCTCAAACCCATTGACAACATCCTTGACTTTATGGATGGAGTCGGTATCGCCCTTGCCACATATGTCACACACCATGCCTGTTGGTGCACGTACGTGCTGCTTGTACACGGCATCAATCTCCTTGACCAGAGCAAGTATCTTTGCTCTAGTCTCGCCGTGTACGTGCGGCCTGTCGGTCTGGTGCATGAAGTCAAACACCTGCTTCAGCATGCTCTTCTTTCTTGCCTATGGGTATACCGCTGGCGCTGAGTGCAAGAGGCACAAAGCGTAATCCCGCCTTGTGGAAAGCCGCCGCTTCAATCTCCAGCTTCTTGGTGTTGATAATCTGCACTGCCAGTTTAGCCACAGCAGATGCCCTATGCGCATCGCTCAAGCCGTTGCGTAGCAAATCAAACTCATCAAACAACGCATCACATAGTCCTGCACTTGTCTTCTCCGTTATTTTTAATTGTTCACTCATCTCGTCCTCCATTCTGAATAAAGAATATCGCCCATCCAATCAAGCCGCAGATGGCAATCACAGCTACGGCACCAAACCCCATGATGGTCACAGTTATAAGTACATCCCACATATCAACCTCCAAAGATTTTCTTCAGAGAATCATACAAAGCCCGTGCCTGCATCACACTTAAACTGTTTATGATTTCTGTCTCTCTTCTTGCCCACGACACCGACAAACGCACTGGCGTAGTATCGACCTTGAGTGCGGCTATGCCTGCGCTAGGTTGCTTGCTCTTGATTTGTACAATCTTGTTTGTTCGCTTGCCCTCTGCTTTGAACTGCCTTGTGGACTTCAGCGGTACGTACTTAGGCACAGAGGTTCTAAGCCTGCTGTTATGGTCTCTTGTCATTTGATTCTGCTTCACAAACTGCGTGAGCAATGACCCAACAGATGACCGCTTGAATCCCCTCACCTCAAGCGCATCGCATACCTCACTGCTTGTTTTGTTTGGGTTGTCTCGCACGTAGATAAACGTCTCTTGCGTCACATTGTTGGTTGGTGTGAATATTTGTTTTGGCACTTGCTTCTCCTGTGTTTGTTGTGCGTCTTGTTCCCACTCATTGAGAACTTTACTCATCTCGCTTTTTAAGTCTGGCATGATGCTCCTCCTTGAATAAAAAATGTACCTCGGTTTCCCGAGGTTGTCAACTGTTTGACAAGTTAGTGGCTACTCTTCAATCTCTTCTTTGTAATCTTCAATCATGTGCTTTGCTATCTCGTACCAATTCACATCGGACAAAAATGCTAGCGCATAGTCCACAGCAATGTTGCCATTGCCCCCACCACTCTCGTAGATGTGCCCCTCCACATAATCCTGCAACACATGGCGCAGTTGTTCAAGGGGTAAGCTCAAGTCAAATACTTCACTCTGCTCAAGCCCATCGAATATCTCAAGGTTCACACGCCATGTGGCGTAGTTAGTCCAGCCGTTGTATGTCTTGTCAGTCATTTCATTTCTCCTTTAGTTTAAAAAATGCGAGAGAGAATTTCTCTCCCGTGACACCCGTCAGATCATTGCAGGCAGGATTGGTCTAGCGCCCACCTTGTGTGACCAGTTCAGGTAATAGCAAGCAACGTCAGCTACGTTGCCATGCAACCCCGCATCGACAGCATCGAGCAGTGCAACCATATCCCCTGCAAGGAACGCTTGGTAGATGGTGTTCTCAAGCACTGACATACTGTCAGCCCTAATCCATTGGGTTGGCTCACACGCCAACACATTGCAGAAGATGTTTATAGTAGTTTCTGGTGCCTGCTCTAGTAAGTCGGACACTGCTTCAACATCTGCACCCATGACAATATCAATCAGGTCAGTAGAGTCAATCACAAACCCGTCAATGTTGTCATCAGCAAACTCGTAGTCATCCTCATCCCACTCAAGATCATGCGCTGACACCTTGCGTGGTTTGATCTCATACTCACTGTCCTCATCCTTCCATGAGTTGGAAGGCAGTGACTTGTAACCGCCGTATGAGTTGTCATACTTGTAGTCCTCATACATAGAGTTGTAGTGACGTGACGCATACTTGGTCGAGTACTGATACTGCGGTATCAAGCGGTTCGGTCTCCATGCGTATGTATTGCTGAACCACAAGCCATCGTGCTCAACACCTTGGTCATAGTTGACATGGCTCATCTTGCCGTCACCATCCATGAACACGAAGCGGTTGTCACCGATGAACTCGGCAAGCAAATCTCGGAACTTCTCGTTGTGCACGAGAGCAGGATGCTCGGCAACAGGACTGGCAAGATAGTCACGGATGAAATGCCATGTGTCAGACTTGGACTTGTCGGCAGCATTGCCCGTGTGCAACACGCCGTTGTGCATCATCGCAATATAGCCATTGACTACATCGTAGGGATGGCAGTTAGTCATATCGGTATGACCATGCGTAGTCCAGCGGAAGTGAATCGCAAGCTCACGATCATCGTTGGGTAACTTGGTAATGAACTGCGTTGCGTCAGCGAGAGACTTAGGCAATACCTTGACAACCTTCAAGCCCTTGGTCGTTGCATACATGATGCCGATGCCGTCAGGATTACTGGTGTAGATGTCGCTGATGAGTGCGTGTGTGTCGAGCAGGGTCGAGCGGATTTTGGCAGAAGTGCCAGTGATGATTAAACACATGATGAGATTCCTTTATATTGATTGAAAGATTTAAGCGGATGGGGCGGCAACAACGTCAACGCAGAGCGACTCAGTGGGTGCGGCATTCTTAGCACCGACACGGCGGCGTATGCCATACCAGTCAGACAGATGCGGGTAGCGGTTGTCGATAGTCTTGAGCCACTTGATGAACGACACGCCATCCAAGTCACGCATACTGGCGACACGGCAGAACATGACAACCGCATGAGTAAACTCGATCTGTGCAAGCAGTCGTTCTTTCTTGAGGGTTGCACGAAACACACGAAGCTCGATGGTGTTGAAGTTGCGTTCACCGACATACCGCACACCCAAGCGATCAGCCTCTGGTCTACGCAAGCAAGTTGTGTTGACCATGTAGTAGCGGTTGCCGCTCTTGCCCTTGAGTGCCTTGGATGGATTCTCGATAACTTCCTGTCCCTCGGCGGCACAGTAGGTCTGAGCTTGAGTGTCGATGTGTGGATGACGACCTGCGATCTTGCGGATGAACTCACCATTCTTAGCGTCATTGATGAACACGATGAACTTACCCAGCGTCAACCGAGTGAACGCACGAGAGTCAAGGTGAATGTGCATACCGCACTTGCCTGTGTTCCACGCAAGATAGTTGCTGTGAATGTTCCAGTCACTGAAGCGTTTGATATGCTCGGCTAGACCACGAGGCGAAGTGACGATCTCGACACCGCCCGAAGGCAACGAACCATCCGACTTACAGATGATGTAGTCCTCACCAAGCTGGCTACGCAGATCATCGACCGCCTCGCTAACAAACCCGTTGGTCACAAGCTCAAGCTCGATACCCATATGGAACTCACCGAACGGAGACGTTACGAACGACTCATCCTTGCTAAGCACGTCAAGCACGTTGGCGCTGTAAGACATGAGGCGACTAGCATCGGATTCGCTGTCCTCATCGTTTTCATCATCATCGTACTGATCCTCTGGCTCGTGCTCGTACCACTCATCGTTGTTGTCACAGAAGTACGCCGCTTCACGCTCCATCAAGATGCCAGTGTCATAGGTCTCAACGACTACATCGTTGTCCTGAACACAACAATCGCAGTAGGTACGATAGCGACCTCTACTGATACGCACCTCACTACCATTGTTATGAAAGTCCCAGTGATCGCAGTAATACTTAGTGAGATCGAACTCAACCTTGCCAGCAAACGCATCGTTTGCGGCTTGGGCTATGCGGTTATGTAGGTTTGAGGCAGTGTCGTAGTCCTCCATGAACGGCTGACTGAACGAGTCCACACCATCCCTGATAGATTCAGCGATGAGCCTGCCCATATCGGCACATAACACTTTGTCTGACTTGAACCCGTACTCACTGTGGTAGGTTGAACCCCTGTAGTTGATACGCCAGTTAGTTCTACCATCGCACAACTTGTTGTGTCGGTCTTCCATGTCACGCACGATAACCCTGAGCTTGTTGCGCTTTCTCATCGTATCCAAACTATCACTGATTGAGCTACATATACGGAAGGTAAACGGCAAGCCCCACGTATTGAACCAATGACGCAAGTCGCCAGTCACTTCCTCAAGCGTGTACGCAAACGTACCCTCGCAGAAATAATTTGTCAGATGCTGTGCGTACTCGTTAGCTATGGTGTGCAGGTCTAGTAAGTTGTTAACAGTTATTTCACGCAGTTGTCTGGGCAGTGGATCCCAGTCATCGTAACTAACACGAGCACGATCAACACCAAGCTTGCCATAACAAGAATTGGTGATACGCATACCCGCAAAGCGGTTGAGTGCGTTGATATACACATACTTGAACGAACGTGAATTGTCTACGTTGTTGATTGAAACCATGTAAATTTTCATGATGCTTCTCCAGTTGATTTAGTTTTGTTTTGTGTGTGAGACACACGCCGATACAGCGAGAGAGAATTTCTCTCTCACTTGTTGACAGGATGATTAGTCCTGCGTTGTGAATGGGTTGCTCGCAAGTGCGGCGGTCAACTCATCCATGTATTCCTCATCGCTATGCCCCGCTATGAGTGCGTCACTCACTTTCTCTAAGTGCTTATGTTCGGGTGCGTCATCGAACCCGTCTGGCTCGTCTTCACACCAAGCGCCTAAGTTAAAAGCCCCCATCCAAGGTAGCCATGTATAGGGCACAGTGAATCTTCCTATCGTTATCTCCACTGTTGGAAACTTAATGTTCTTGATTGCTTGTTCGTAATCCTTTATTGCTTGTGCGTGTTTCATTTCACTTCTCCCTTGTTGACTTCAAAGTAACCGAGCCACTGCGTGCCCTCTACTTGGGGTTGATAGAAGTTAATCTCGTATGGTGTGTCGTGCGAGACAGGTACTAGGTACAGGTTGTAAGAGTGGTTGTACTTCTCCATGATGTAGATGACCTCACGCAGGTCTCGTGTTGGTGTCGATGCACACCAGTCAAACGCACTAGAGGCAAAGAAGTGTTGATGTATGTTTGGTAGTTTGGTCATTTCATCCTCTCTTTCGTATCAGCGTTGATGTCTACGTACCAGTCGATTGGGTCAATCTCTGTCACGGGGTGTCGTTCTCCGTCTACCCACACAAACACCTCGGACTCGGGGTCTACTGTTTTCAATAGCGCTATCAGTTCATTTACTCTCATTTGCTTTCTCCTTTGAATAAATCGTTGAATGTGTAATCGGGTGTTTGCACCTCTCCTTTTAATGCTTGGTTGCGTTCTTCTTTGGTTGTGAACCACTCGACATGGACAACCTCATCACCATCCTCATCGTTGGAATACTCAATGCCCCACTTGTATGTGGCGTGTGCAAGGTCTTCGCACGGGAATTTATATTGCTCATCTTTCATTTGCTCTCTCCTCTAGCCAACACGCTACGCACTTGGAACCCAAGCATGAACGTGCCGATGACTACACACATACAGTACAGCGGCGCTGTGCCCCATATGTCGATCTGGATGAATCCAAATGCGACTAGGTTGTACGAACAGATTGCCAAAAAGATATGGCTCAATACTTGGTTTGCTTTCATTGCGCTTCTCCCTTCAAGTCAGGTCAGTTTCTCTAATCAACACACGCAGTTTGTCGATACACACTTCGACTTGTTGACAGCAGTCATCGTGCTTGCGTCTGTCGTCCATGTTGTTAGCGACAAATCTCAGTCGTTCCACAACGCCTACTAATTCGCCGTTGATGTACTCAAGCGTTTCTTTCATTACAATGTCTACTCTCATTTCACTTCTCCTTGTTGCGGTTGTTGATTGCATCGAGTGCCTCACTAGCACAGGCATCCCATGCGCGTGGACTTATGAAGCCGTTGTCAGGTAGCGGGTTTGCTTTGACTGACTCTGCATAATCGGCTATTGCTTCGATGATGAAGGCTTGCATGAGCACGCCTTGTTTGCTGTATGTCATCATGTGTGTGACGAGTTGTACGTTTGTCTTTTGTTTCATTTTGCTTTCTCCTTTGATAATTTGCCAGTCGTGCCTTTCTTGTGTTTGTTCGGTTGCT